GTAAATATTTACTCGCCTACCCTTGGTAATGGCCAGCGCCTAGATTGGATACCATTCCAGTTTTACGGCTCAATTGAAAATACGCCAAGTGTTGACCCTTTGCCGATGTTTAAAATATCTGAAATTAACATAGCGCTATTTAATAACGATGCGACATTTAGGCAGGCTATGTGGTACTTCGGTGCGCCTACAGCTACTTTTGCATTAAGTGATGGCGTAAGTATTTCAGAGTTCCAAAAAGCGAATGGTTTACTTGATGGCGAATCACCTACATTCGGTGGCTCTGCTTATGTCGGCTGTGAGATTGGTTTAGCTCAAATCTCAGTTGATAGTATGCTTATTCAAGCCATGGATAAAGACGTTGAGTCTATGGCGCAAATAGGCGCGCAGATTATCAGCACAGGCGGCAACGAGACAGCGGAGGCTGCGAGAATCCGCAAAAGCTCAAGCATGGCCAGCCTAGGCGGCATCGTTGCCAATATAGAAGCAGGAGATCGAAACGTCATTAATTGGATGATGATGTTTAACAATGAAAGCGGCCAGCCTGATGAGTTTATGTTGGAGCTTAACCGTAAATTCTACGATGAGCGCATTGAGCCTCAGATGTTGCAGCAGTTAGTGACTATGAATTTCCAAGGCAAGCTACCTGATGAGTATTTATTTAAGGTGCTTAAGGATAATAAATTTGCGCTTGATGGCGATAGTATTGTTGAGTACATCGAGAGGATAGGTGACATACCCAACACGGGAATTAATCTAGACGAAGAGTAAACAAAGCCCCTTATTGGGGCTTTTTCTTTATGTCGTATTTTTCTAGTAGCTTTTCAGTGATTATTCTTGGTTTTTCGTAAGTGAAACTAAGAAACGCAATGTCAAACTTCAAATCATCACGCAACTCTTCCTCTGGCGTTTTTGGTTTTGATAAATCAGATTTAAATACAAGTGTATTAATCCTCTGTTCATTTATCACTGTGACAATACCAAGACAGTCCACTGGCGATACAACATTACAAAGGCCATGAGTTGGGTGGATCGCTTCATCACCAACCTGCGGCCACTCGCTTGACTCTTGCTTATAACACTGACCAGTGCAGCACCTTCCGCCACACTTATTGCACACACAATCAAAATGCTTAGGCGCTTCACCTAGTTTTTCTTGTGGGTATATTTTAGGCTCAGCTTTAGGTGGTAGCGGGATTGTTATTTGCTTTAGTCTTGCCGCTATAACTATCCCATCGCAACTATGAGAGTGCATGTTAAGCTCTCCATGAAAGCAGGCGAAGTGGGTTATTCTTTTTAGTCCATCACTAGGAGACCAAACTTTAAAACCATGCAACTCTGCCAGCTCAATAATAAACGCAGCATGCTCAGGCGATTGCACTTCGCCATAGGTGTTGGCTAGATATTCGCGGGTGTTATTTTCAAAACCGCTTTCATCTACTGTGATTTTAAACCCGTGCGAAAAGGAATTGGACTCATCGCCTATAAGGGTGGCTGTATCTTTTGCGTAAAATAATAAGTTATTTGATTTTGTGCTTATGTAAGGGTATTTCATTTTCACTCTCCATTAATTAAAGTCCCTAAATCTTATTTCAATTTAACTCTATTTTGAAATAACAAATAAGCATAAGCATATAGCTAAACGGTATTTATAATCTAAGCGGTTTTGGGTTATTGTTAGGGTATTAAATTAAAGGAGATAGGAATGAGTTTATCTAATATGAAGATTTTTAATATTAATCCAGAAAAGAAACCAAGAATAAAGCGGCTATCCAATGGTCAATTTGTTAGTGAGTCTTATTGCGTTATGGGTGAAGGTGTTGTTGAAAGGTACATTGATTACATTTTGTTTAGTGAAGCTTCTGAAGGTAGTATTGAACTAAAGTGATTATGATGTATAATTGTTTTTAGCGGTGTAGGAGCTGCGATTGGTAATGATAATTTAGGGTTTATTAGTTCAGGTCTTGGTGTTCGTGGGAAAACTCCTACTTATGTCATTACCACCCAGAATTATCAGGGCTTGAACTAATAAGCCTTTTTTGTGTCTATAGCTTAAGTTTAAAGCGAGTGACTTTTAATCACTAGATGGTTTTCAACCTAGACACAACACTTTCGCACTCCCCACATGACGAGCATTAACGACTCCCGCAGCAGTTACCGTGTGCAATAAGCGGCATATAAACAGCATAACCAATGAATAGAAATCTAGGCTCTGTGTGTGCCACTTCACAACCTAGTACCATGATGACCTAATGGGTTTGTCGTTGCTAGCAATAGCAATTCCAGCAATGGAATGGGGGATTTATTGAGTACCCGCTCGAAAGAGTAAATATTAAGATGCAAAGTTTGACCAATTTGGTTATTCCTCTCTTAATAACATGGTTAATCTTAGGGTTTATCATGGGGGAAAAAGGGCTAGCTGTGTCTTAAATTTTAATTATTGGAGAAAGAATGATCAACCTAATGCAAGGCGATTGCCTAGAAATAATGAAAGAGATACCGAGCGGTAGCGTTGATATGATACTGACCGATCCTCCTTATGGCAATACAGCGTGTAAATGGGATTCTATTATACCGCTTGAGCCTATGTGGGAGCAACTGAAGCGCATCATTAAGCCGAATGGCGCTATTGTGATGACTGCTAGTCAGCCTTTTACAAGTATATTGGTTTGCAGTAATTTGAAAATGTTTAGATATGATTTGGTGTATGAGAAATCCCACTCAAGCGGCCACTTAAACGCAAACAGAATGCCAATGAGAAAACATGAATCTATATTAATTTTTTATGACAAGCAGCCAACCTACAATCCACAGAAAGAGAAAAAAGATAAGTCAAACATAAGGCCAGAAAAAAGAGTGGCCACAAACACAGACTGTTATGGTAATTTCAACCCAAACTCAAAAAGAACAGACAAAAAAGACGTCGCATTCCCAGTTAGCGTTAAGCTTTTCAATAACTCAACTACAGGCGGAGACAGGGGTTTACACCCAACGCAAAAACCAGTGGCACTAATGGAATACCTAATCAAAACATACACTAACGAAAATGAAACCGTTTTAGATTTCACTATGGGCAGCGGCTCTACAGGCGTGGCGGCTAAAAACCTTAATCGCAACTTTATCGGCATAGAATTGGATGAAGGCTATTTTAATATAGCTAAAGAGCGGATAGAAAAGGCTTAAATTGCACCACCACTAACCACGCGCTATACTAGCCTTATCATTCGATAGGGCTTTTTATGTTATCTCCAGAGTTTTATGCAGCTTTAAGTAATAGGTCGATACTCGATCAAAGATTCGCAACATCATTAAATAAAGAAACCACCGAGATACTAACCGACCTCGCCAAATGGCTACGTGAGCGCATTAACCGTGAAGGCAGTACCATTGCATCACGTAAGCGCTATGAAAAGCTCCTAGCCGACATAGAGAAGCGCACAGAGCAAATCTACAGCAACATACAGGAGTTATACATTGAGCAGTTCAAAGGCTTGTCATTCGATGAGGCTGAGTTTGCTGCAAAGGCTATGCAGGCTGTCGTTGCCACTGATGTTATTGTCGAGTCACCGAGTAACCGTGCGCTATGGAATGCCATTACTAAAAACCCACTGCAAATAGGCGGAAATAATACCTTTGTAGATTTTGATGATTTAATTAAGGGGTTGGGCGGCAATAGTAAAAAGATAGCCAGTGTTATCAGTGGTGGTTACTCGCAAGGTTTAACGCTTGAGGAAATGAAGCAAGCAATTGTTGGCACTAGGGCGCAAAAGTATAGTGATGGCATTATCGACAAGTCTCGCCGTGAAGCTGAATCAATTGTTAGGACCTCAATTAATCACATTGCGTCAACGTCACGCGATGAAGTTTATAAACAGAATGATGATATTGTTTATGGATATACTATTTTAGCTACGCTTGATACTCGCACAACTCCAAACTGCCGCTATTTTGACGGTAAAACCTATCGCTATTCTGATAATTATAATCCACTGCCGCCCTTTCATTTTTCGTGTAGGACTCAGATTGTTGCAGAGTTTTACAATGAAAAGCTAAACAATACAGGCTCGACACGCTCAGTTAACTTTAAAGGCGGTGAAGATTTAAAGAAAGGCACTACTGGGCAAATAGATGCAAGCAAGCAGTATTACGATGTGCTTAAGCGCCAACCTGTATCGCAGCAGGATGCAGTGTTGGGTAAAGCTAGAGGATTGATATTCCGTAACTCTGGTTTAAGCGCGCAAGAGTTTAGAAATGCTTTGACTGACAATATGGGCAATCCATTAACCTTGCAGCAAATGGCTAATGAGAATAAAAAGATTCTTGAGTACATGAATAAGAATGAGTTTTTAAGTGAGTATGTTGGTGGCTAAATTTACTAATCGTTAGTTTATTTGACCACCGCCAATTAATAGCATAAAATTTAGTTAATATTAATCAGTAGCAGAAGCTACGACCATTGTAGTCAGGAGATTATCAATGTTTACAGAAGAGCAGCAAAAAGCAATTGACGACATGTTAGCCAAGCAGAAGCAACAGCTAGAGTCTGATTTTGAAGATAAAATTAGCGGTTTAAAAGGCACTAATGCAGCAATGAAGCAGGAAAAGCTTGAATTGGCAGAGAAAGCAGAAGCAAAAGCTTTAGAGCTTGAGCAGAAAGCAATCGATGCAGCAAAGGAGGCTGGTAAGTTTCAAGAGGCGCTAGAGCTTGAGCGTGCACAGTATGAGCGTAAGCAACAAGACCTAGCTAAAACCCTTGAAGATAGAAACAACTTAATTTTATCTAGCGAAAAGAAAGCTGCTGTTAGTGGCATTGTTTCTAACTTTGCTAAAAACGACAAGCTCAGCCAGTTAACAGCAAGCCAGCTAGTTGATTACAGCTTTAATGACGAAGGTAGTGTTGTTGCAAGCTTTAAAGACTTAGACGGTAATGTTGTTGCTGATAGTCATGATAAGTGGCTAGATTGGGCTAAAAGCGACCCTGATATGCAAAACCATTTAGCAGGGTCAAAAGCATCTGGTACTGATTATTCAACGGTTTCACCATCGTCAACTAGTCAGGACAAAAACG